AATGTAGCAAATGGTCAGGCAGCCGCAGCAGGCCAACCAGTAGCAATAAGCACCACCGGCCCGGCCGTGACCATTAATGTAGCAAATGGTCAGGCAGGGGCAGAAGGCCAGACGCTTACAGCGACCGGCCCGGCCGTGATTGTATCCACCATCACGGTAACCACTTCAACAACAGGCCAAGCAGTAGCAATAAGCCGAATAGGTGATGAAACCCTGATCGGCCCGCCAATACCAACCACAATCACACTCGCATCATTAAATGAAATAAATGAGGCAGCCGCCACAATCAGCCATGCAATTGCAACAAGCAGCAGCCCCGGAGGGGCAGCCGCAATCTTAGCCACTGATAATAGTGGCTTACTTCACTTGAGAAGTTTGATCGCAGACGAGATCGCCGGCGATCTAACCCCAGACCAAACAGATACACGCAACATAGGCAGCATTACAAGCCTTTGGAGAACCGCCTACATATCTGAAATGCAGGCAACGTTATTCGCCAAAAACACAGCAAGCTTAATTGGGGGATTATTCATTATTCCCCACAATGCCGGTACGCTAGCAGCAGACGTGTCAAATTCAACTACCCAAATTGACTTTGGGCAGCCAATGACCACAGGTGATATTATTTTATTACGTGGATTGCTACAAGTTGAATACATGCAGATAGGAACGGCCGTTACCGGCACAACATACAACGTAACCAGAAACTTAGACGGTTCAGGGGTAAACACATGGCCCGCAGGCCAAGCATTTGCCGTTTTGGGCACAAGCGGCGACGGCCGCATAGAACTGGACGCGCAAACCGGCCAGCCGCGTATCAGTATACTTGAGCAAGGAACAATATATAACAGCCAGGTGGAAAAAGTCCGCATAGGGGCATTAAATGGATGGGGATCATTGACAGGGAACGGAATCGCCATAGGCGACCCGACAGGCGAGCGAATCACTTATGATCCTACAAATGGCCTGATTATTGCAGGTGATGGAAACGGCATCACCAACATAAACGGAGGCAATATACAGGCCAACACAGTTACCGCTACCCAAATAAATGTAAGCAACCTGTCTGCAATATCTGCCAATTTGGGAACAATCACGGCAGGAACAATCACCGGCGCAACAATCCGAACCGCAGCCACAGGCGCACGTGTTCAAATGGACACAAGCGGCATTTTTGGAACTAATGGAACGACTGAACAATGGCGAGCAGATAATACAACAGGAAAATTTACAGCAGGGAACGGGTATCTAAATATCGATGAAAATGGATTAACCCTAACACCACGAACAAGCACACCCGATTTTAGCTTCACCCCGCAAAGCCTGAAATGGGCAAACGGCACAACCACAAAGGCAATGATTGAGTTTGCTGAGATAGTTGATCATGGCACAAGCAGGAAGTTGGTGATGGGGATGCAGGGAGATACAAGAAAAGCCGAATTACGATTCACATGGGACAATGTAAGCGGAATAGAATACGCAGCCTTGGACGCATCTCTTATCAGCTTAATTGCAGATGAAACAAGCGTGTCAGGTGACTTAAACGTTACCGGCAGCTACAAAAAAGAGAATACAACCGGACACATTTATGTACCGTTCCGTACCGGCCCAGTCCAACCGACCGGTTGGGCTGGCACGAGTAAAACAAGTGGCACATACACACTTACAGCCGCAGATTTAGGAGTACCTTCAAATGCAGCCGCGATAGCAATACAAATTGGGATCACCGGCGGCACAACCGGAAATAGTTTAGCAATTGGTTATGCCAGCTATGTAGACGCGATTTTTGCACAAATTCAAAGCGGTTTAACAATCGCTTTTGCGAGCGGCGTTACCAACCTTGACACAAGCGGCCAAATTACTGCAAGCGTGTCAGGAACAATTAATTGTTATATACGTATCATTGGATATTACATCTAAGGAAGGTAAAATTGACACAGGATCAGGTAATAAAACGATTGAATGAGATAAAAGCCAATCTGGAGGCCGACATCACTACGTTATCTAATCGCCTAGCAGCAACTACAGGCGCATTACAAATTATCAACAGTTTAATAAAGGAGTTTGAAAGTGAGCGAGAACAACATAGACATGAAGGAAATTAAGCCGGGCATCAAAACTACCGAATTTTGGACCGCATTAATCGCCGTATCTGGAAATATCATCCTAATACTAGCAGCCATGAATCAAATTGATCATGAGGCCGTTGAACCCTTGACCAAAGCGGTCACGGAAATAATTGGGGCAGCAAGTGTATTATTTGCCAACGCTTTTATTATCATTAACTATGTCCAAAGCCGGACGAAGTTAAAAATGCTGAATTAAGTGAACAATGCCAAATAAACAACTGGCAATTGAGTTGGCTGAAATAAAGCAAATTGTTGAAAATCTTTCTTTACAGATAGGCCAACTAATCGCCAGCATCAACGCAACAAAGCAGCAAGATAAAATACAAATAGAGCTGCTAAAAAAAAAATTGAATATGCACAGACACGGATAGACAAGCTTGCCATCCAACTAGCGAAAACTGTTGAATGGCAGAGCATCGAGGACGATAAGCGCTATCGGTTTACTGCAAACAGCAACCGAGAACGTATATCAATTATCCGAAAATTAATGCTAAAGGCGTTCAGTGAGAACGAATTAAAGCAATTAATTTACGACATGGAATTATTTAATGTGGAAGATGCTCCCGCAGAAAGCCGCGCTGAATTAGTACAATACCTACTTGAATTTACAGAGCGACGAAACTATACCGATCTACTTTTACAAGAAGTACAAAGATTAAGGCCGCACCTACCTTGGCCTATAATCTAAAACGGGGCTGCTTTTAATTGCAGCCCCGTTTCTATTTCAATTTTGAAAAATACTCCAACAACTTTTTTGCCTGATCTGACCTTTCATTCGCCCTATTCAGGTCTTGAGTGGGCAGTGAAAGGCAATCCCGGACGCTGATCGTGTTAAATGAAACCAGCCGGGCACGCAGTTTAACGCCCCTAACAACCTGAGTGTATTCAGTTGAATAATAAGGAATGTCCCACAGCAGCAAGGCACTGGCCGCCGAGATTGCAAGAGCGCAATCAAAAACGGCAACACATTCGGTTTGTGGCATCTCATAATTATTTCGCATTAATTCAAAATGATGCGTCATACCGTATTTATGGTGACGATTATTATTGTAATTAATACGTAGGCCAGAAAATGGCGTATTTCTACGCCTGATATAAACCTTGCCTTTGTTAACCCTGTTAAACAAAGACAAAACAGCATCAAATAAAATCTTGTCAGCTTTTGTCATCTTACACCTTCACCTTGCCGAAACGGTAAACCGTTTCAAACAGCTTAACAAAACGATCAACGTCATTGCCCAGATAGTAAAATACAGAATCCTTAGTTACTCCCGGAACACTGAGACCCCCTTTTTGATAATTCAAACGGCCGTAAAATATCCCAAGCGGATACTCTAGCAACGGCCGAAACCACGCAGCAGATACGGCCGCGAAGCACACACCACATACGGCCGTGACAAGTCCAGTTTCATACGCTGAAACGACGGCTTTGATCCATTCTTTGTTACCCGCAACATCATAAGCGACGTGATACCCACGCCGCCGACAAACAGCCTTTGTGCATTTATTCAAATCGCACGGCCGTTCACGGCGACTAAATGGATGATTAACCCACATGCACCCCCGCGCTATCTGATGAAGGTCATATGGCATAACCATCTCATCTATCTGATTGTATACCGGCATCTTGTCATACGGATGATTGACCATAAAAACTTGATCCGGCTTGCTAACAAATGAGGCAGCCCCAACAATGACATTTGCTTCACTTGAAGAAGCCGGATCAAAGTCAATTACACCCATCAAGTCACGAGCCAAGTCAACCACTTTTTTAGGCGTGTGCCAATCACGGTCTCCACTATCTTGGTGAATTAAATGAATCATTACATATCCCTAATTTGGGCAACCGCCCAATTTACGCGCCCCATAATCGCGTCAAATTGAGTAGCCCTAATGGTAACATCAATCAGCTTTGGCCCAGAAGGGAGATATATCGCTAATCGAGGCCGCCCCCGGTAAAGACCTAGAATTGATCGGCCACCACTGGCAGCGACATCAAATAGAGCATTAGATAACGCATACCGTTGATCTTCATTCAAATCGAACATATTAAAACTCCACAACTGATATACCGTCAGGATAATCAGTAAGCATGTTCCCCAAATCTATGAGAATGTACACATGATCGTCAGCTAATTCTTGTTCGTCAACATATCCACCATCCGTATGAGTGGCATCCAAAACAACCCCAGAAAGCGAAGCATTTACCAATGCTTTAGCAATCATCACTTCACCCAATTGTTTTGTTCGTTGCAAATCTTTGATTAATTCACTTGAAAATAAATGCCAAAGTAAATCTTCAAGCGTTTCTAATTTCCCGTACTCTTTTTGCTTGGTTTCTTTTTGCGACATAATTTTGATAGTCCTTTTCCTTCATTGGTTTAATGGATTTTACACGCTTGGGTGAGGATTTTACCCAGACACCACCGCGCCGTTTCCATGACCGGCGGCGAGCGTAGTAAACACGTTCACCAGCCTTATTTATCTTAATATCAAACTCTATCCACCCCCCCCGCTTTTCCCTGTAAATTTGCGCCTTTTTCGTGGGCATGGAGCGCGCCTTTTTCGTGGGCATGGAGCGCGCCTTTTTCGTGGGCATGGAGCGCACCTTTTTCGTGGGCATGGAGCGCGCCTTTTTCGTGGGCAACGGCAGCGCAACAACCGCGCTAACGGCCCCGTCACGTCCAGCCGGAACACTGGACGCGACGGGTGATGTTGCGCCGCCTACGAAGGGCGGACGCTATCATCAGGCCGGGCGATTGACGGCCCAGAGCCGTTAGGGAATGGTGTAACAGGTGTGGCAATGTCTTGAGGGGCATTTGAAGAATGAGTATCTTGGCCGTCACCAATCAGCTTTGAACCGTCATGTGTGATACCCATAATATCCAGCGTATATTTGTGCCCTTGCCGTGCAAGAAGCTCAACATATTGTTTTTTGTTTTCTTGCATACGTGCGGCAACATCAGCACGAACATCTTGCATGATGTCAGCCGCCTGATCCATTATATAGTTGACCATATTTTCGTCAGGATCATAATAGACAAACAGGGCAGAGGCAATAATATGGGCAGCAGTAATTAAAATCATCACAGTTAGAGCAATCAGGCCGACGGTATTTTCGTACCCGGCCAAATCAACCAGCCCATAACTATTTGTAGCAAGTTGATTAACAGTTGCCATGATGGAGGCGAACAGACTTGCCCCGGCCATCAACAAAGACAATGATCGTTGATTGCGACCATCAGCAAGTTTCAAATACACAGCGAACCACGTCAGATAGCCTATATCCATCATAAGCAAACCATAAACCCCCGCGAGGCTTTTGGTAATGATGTTTACTCCCGAACCAAAAGCAGCAGGAAGATAAGTACTGCTAAATACATACGTCAAGGCGGCATTGATAGCCACCACAAATATCCCGAATATTTTCAAGCCCCACTTTGCAAGTGGTGACACATTACGCCGTGTTTTAAGACCATTCATTAGTTAATCCTCTCTTTTCTAATTGAAATTCAACGGGGCAGGGGGATAAACCCCCTGCCATACCCAACACAAGCAAACTATTTCTTTCTGTCAGCATCACCCCCTTTCAATTCAATATCAATCTTGAAGCCAATACGACGCAGCCAATCGACGAATACGGCCGTAAATCCATACACGGAAACGGCCGTACCCCCGCCAAACACCAGCAGAATAATGAGCAGTGTGAAAGCATCACTAAAAGTCATAATCATTTTCTTTAACTGAGGGAAGGTCAGCGACGGCAGTCACCCCACGCCGCAGAATATAGCGAACGATGGAGCGAAGCGCGTAAACACCAATGCCAACGACAATACCCGTAAAGCAGGCCAACATAAATGAATATGCCAAAAATTCAAATGTACTCATTTACTTCAACATTGTCAGTCCAAAAACTGTTCTATTAAACATCACCAAAGCAAGATAAGTACCTTCTTTATTTGAGGTATATTCAACCCCAAGCAGAAGATACTTCCCAATGTAAAACCCAATACAGTTACCCCAAGAAAGCTCATCATAGCACGTGTTAAACTCATAAAAAAAACGCATAATCATACCCCTTTTCGGCATTACCGAACTAACTACGGCCGACCAATTCAGCCGCTAATGGCGACATCCAGACACATTCTTTTCCAATGCGCCGCCCGTTTGTTCGTTGTTGGAAATCCACACGAACAAAACCGGCATTTTCATATAAATCCACATACAACGGCGACCAGTAGCCAGATACCAGCACCGGCCCGCGCGCTTTTGTTAAAAGCCGCGCAGCTTCCCTATGCCAATTTTGGCCAGGTTCAACGTTATACCCGCGCTTACGCTTGCGGGTATCTGAAACATATGGCGGATCAAAATAAATCAGCACATCATGTTTGATAAACATATCAATGACAGTCAGCCCGTCACGGTTAAGAATTTGAACACCTTTCAGGCGTTCAGCCGTGACAAGCAGATCGTCACGGCTTAAAGCATCAAATGGGGGAGGGGAATACCTGTTTTGAGGATTCTTTTGAAAACGGAAACCGTTTTCAAAAACAGGCCCCCCTTTGATCGACATCCAGCAAAGAAAGAAAAACCGGCGGGCATCTTCAAGCGGATCATCCGCAACCTGAGCAGTTAACTTGTATTCATTTTCTGCCCAGGGGGTTAGGTTGATTAAGTCTAATAATTCATTACCAGAATCCCGAAGGACGCGAAAAAAGTTTGTTACACGTGAATCAGCGTCATTCACAGTTTCATATTTGGCACGGCTTTTTTTAATGAAAACACCACCGGCCCCGAAACAGGGTTCAAGGTAAGCATCATGGTTAGGCATCAATGCTATTATTTTTTTTGCCCGGCGAAACCCACCACCGTAATACATCAACGGCGGTCTTTTTGGGTGTTTTTCATTAAACATGAATTTTCAACCTTGTAACAATCATCACAGAGATTCATTACAAATCCCCGATACGAATTAGGATGCGTAGCAGGCTGGCCGCAATCACACCAGCCCAAATCAGTTAGCCCGTCCAATTCTTTGAACGGACGAGGCCTGCCAAACTTTTTTTGATATTGGTAACACAAGCGACACAGCCCCTTGATTAATGCCGTTGTCCGGTCACGAGGCCGCCCGCAATTATTACATTTTTCAGCCCAGAGGTAGGAAGGCCGCTGCTTTCCACCATGAGCATTTTGGTACTGCCAACAGGCATTACACAGTCCACCACGCCTGTTAGTTGCGCGAGACTGCTTACACCGGCGGCAGAGAGGCCGGGGATCATTGCGCCACCTGATTTTATTTTCAGGCTTACGAGGCCGCCCATGCCGATACTCATATATACGGCAGGCAGGACAAAGACCACGAACTATTTTTCCTTTTCCGCGAGGAGCTTCCCCGCAGTTAGAGCATTTTTTTACTTTTTTTATTTGATCAGCTTTGCACATTGCCATTGCACCTTAAACAAATACCGTCAAAAATGGCATCACTTTTCCCGCAGCTATCGCAAACGGGAACGGCCGTAACAACAGGGGAGGGGGGCAGCCGATTATCACGGCAGCCATTGCGGATCATTCCGCCCACGCCTTTTATGCCCCCCCTGAAATTTTCCACCGCACTTTCAGGCAGTGAATTAGCCCAATCTACCCATGCAGATACATTGGGATATTGCGTCACAAATTTTTCAGCATCAACAAAGCCGTAATTTTTAAGGGAGTTTATTAAAGAAGGAAGTAAATCGTTATCAATTACCATATGATCATTATCATCATGATCATATGGGGATGCACTCTCAGAGTGCGTCCCGATGCACTCTGAGAGTGCATCCCGCCTTTTTGCAAATAGCGCTGAAATGTTATCCACAGAGTTATCCACAAGGTTATCCACAGAATTAGGGGAGTTATCCACAAGATTGCGGAATATATCAAACCCAGTTTGACTAATCCGCCATGAATAGCGGTTTACTCGCTCAACTAACCCCATCTTATACAGATTGTTCATTTGTTCCGAGACCGTATTACGGCCCAGACGCAATCTAAAAGCACAATCTTGAATACTGGAGTTTGCCGGATGCACCGCCAGCAAATCAACCAAGACCGCGATGCTATTGACGGGTAAAACTTGTGTAAGGGGGATTTTATTCAACATCTTCACCATAACCGGGGAAACTTGTTACATCATGGATATAGGCCAGTGGAATCATCCACCGGTAACCAATCAACCCGCGCCGTTCTTTTACAGCGCCGGGAATGTCCCCGGCAGCAGCCCGGCGGCGAATAGTTGAGGGATTAACACCTAACATATCTGCTGCAACTGCAACAGATACATGAGTAAAGGGAGAGGGGAGGAGTGTTTTCTGTGCCATGTGTGCATTATAGGCACACAATTATGATTAGTCAACAGGCATTGTGCATTTAGCAGCCAATTGAATCAACCAACTGGCGAAAAGAACAGGCGTGGCTTCACGTTGTTTTTTTGAACACGTTTCTACTGTTTTGATTGGATTTTCATACCTAACTGGCATTAATGGCGGAATATCAAGCCGAGATACACCCACAATATACAGCCCAGTTAATTTATGAGCCAAGTGACCGTAATCAAATTGATTAAGCAATAGTGTAAAGCCCCCGTATTTATCAACCAATAAAGAGCCAGGTGAAGGGCAATTCGCAGCAACCCACAATTTTGAATCATAGGGATGCTCAACAACACCTCCATATTTTCTTACATAATCAACAGCAAAAAGAGCCAAGTCACGTTCAGATTTTGGCGCAATCGACAATGGAGATAAACGACTCCACAAGCGGCAAGGGGGGTGGCAAACAGCAGGCAGATTCTTGTCACACGAAAGAGCATCACGCTCTTTATCGTAACAATGATCAAGCGGCAACATCTTTTTATATACGCTATGTTTTCTAACAAACAGTGCAACTACATTATTAACCCCAATCATGTCTACAATAATAGCATAAAAAGGGGGAAAGCCTTCCCCCTGCCTTCAAAGCTACGCTTTTCAGGTCACCCCCTTCAAGCGGGGACACCCCGCAACGCCCCGAATAAGGAAGCCGTTGGGGTGGCAAACAGCCGCCACCCCAACGGATTAAATAACGCTCCGCCGGAAAACAACCCCGGCAGAGCTAACAGCGCCGTTAATAATCCGGCGGCGGGCGAATCGCCGCCGGATTATTAATAAGAAGATTAATCAAAACGAGGCAAAAAGCCGCCACTGTTTTGATTAATCTCGCCCGCAAAAAAAAAGCCTTTGCGGGACGACTTTATTAAAGTTGGGGGAAACCCCCAAACCCCTGAACGTATGGATAAAAATTGGCATGAAACAGCCCATGCCAATTTTTGCATAATGCCCCTGCCCAATTACTTCGTAAATTGGGCATCGCCAGGGGCATTATGGGACGCAGCCTAGGCCTACGGCCGCGTTTGCCGGAGTAAGAATAAATAAGAACCTGAACGCAAGCCCTACGGGTTGTCAAGGGCAAGTGGCATTTTGAAAAGTTGGCAAACAGCCGCCAACTTTTCAAAACCCTTGACAACGTTCAGAACCTTATTTTTTTATCCGGCAAGCAAACGCGGTCATGGGGCTGCTACGAAAATTAAAACAACGAACACGACACCCAGATCACGCGCACATTTACAACTTAATAACGGGATAGGCCGGACACCTAACGGACGGCAGGCCGCACAGCCTAAACTTTGCCGAGTGAGCCAAGAGAAGATCGGGACAAGCAACGGGAGAACCCACCGCCGAGACGATCAGCCACAGCAAAGAGTGAATTTTACCAATCAACTAGCAAGGAGAAGCTAACGATGCACGAAGAAATCATCGACAATTATTTATATGAGCTTGAAATGATGGAATACCACGAAAACAGGAGAGAGGAAACAATGAGCATGACCGATGCAGTAATTGAAGCAATCGACGCAATGAGCAATCAAGACCGATATGAGCTTTTAGCGTATTTTGGCTTGAAAATAGAGCATACACCACACTACACCTTAATGACGTATGCGCTAACCCTTGCCACGCTGGACGAGCTAACCCTGATCATTGACACTGTAAAAAGCTAACCCAACCGCACACGGCCGACGCACACCCAGACCCACCGCGCCGGCCGTGCTGCACCATTAAGGAGAATTAAACCATGACTTACCAAATCGACTTGAACAAAAGCCCTTACCACATCACAGAGATAAGAAAAGAGACCACAAAGAGCGGTAAAACTGTTTTTAATTGCTATCACCCCCCCCTTGATTATCCACTGTTACAAATCTTTGATCCCGTTATTCTTGCAGCCGCAGGAATTGACCCAAACCGTGATCAGATTTTTACCGACCTTTTGATCCACTGGACGGAAGGCGAGAAAGTGAACCAACACGGCAACCCCTACAAAAACGCAACCCGCGTAGAGAACCGGCAGCCTGAACGAGCAACGGCAGCCATAGAACAGATCGCCAAAGAGTTGCAAACGTTACGCGAGCTTGTTACATATTTGGCAGAGACCAACGGAGGCCGGGAGACACTGATCAAATGGTACAAAAGCCGAAAGGAGACCGGGAAACGATGAACCGCCAAAAAATGGAAAAATGGCTTGCGATGGAGAGAGTGAGCAGCGCAAGCCGTGAGCAATTAATCAAATATATGAAGGAATTTAAGATTGACAGATTTTTAATTGCTAAATTTGAGCGGGAAGAAATGAAACCGCACGACGTAACCCGCGCCCACAGACTGATCAATAAACACCTAGAAGCGAGTGACCAAGCCGTCACATTTGTTCTATTAAACTAACAACCGCACACGGCCGACGCACACCCGGACCCACCCGCGCCGGCCGTGCTGCACCATTAAGGAGAGTTAAACCATGACTTACTTTTCAAATTGTCAGACAGTAGCCGAGATCAAGAAAATCTACCGCCAGCTTGCAATGGACAACCACCCAGACCGGGGGGGATCAAACGCCAAAATGCAAGCAATCAATGAGGCCTATCATAAGGCCTTGAAATCTTTCCACAAGAAAGAAATGCAAGGCCATACTTACTATTACAACAAAGCACACGAACAAGCGATCATGGACATGATCGCAAAACTGAAAAAAGCGACTTTCCCCGAAGGCGTTAACATTGCGCTTATTGGAAAATGGTTATGGATCACCGGAACACAAAAGGGAGACGGAACAAGAGAAACATTGAAAGAATTAAACACAGAGGAAGCCCGCTGGAAGTGGCACAGCAAGCGCAAGGCGTGGTACTGGAAGCCGACCCAATGGAGCGGGAAGGCGCATAAGGGCAGCCTAGAAGAGATCGCCGCTAAATATGGCGAGAACATGATCGACACGCCCCGCAAAAAACCGGCAGCCCTGAACGCATAAAAACAGAAACGGCCGACGCACACCCAGAAGCCGCCGACCGTTTCACCAGTTAAGGAGAATTAACCGATGACCCATAATAACATGATCCCCCGCACCATTGCAAACGCTAAAGGCGTGATTGCAGACAATCAGCAGAAGATCGCCCGAATCAAACACCAAAACACCCGCACCGAACTGGAAAAGCGAGCAAACAAAGCCTTTGCAATAATCCAGACCGGCCGGATTGAGGAAGCACACGAATACACCGGCCGCGAACGCGACGAGAACGGCCGCAACTGGCATACATACACTGCCGCCCGTGCTATCGGTACAAAAGGCACATGCTACACAATCACGCTATGGATACCAGACGCGGACGATTATGAGCTAGCCGCACCCTTGCCCCCGATCCGCTATACTTGCACATGCCCAGATCGCCGCGCACCACTTATTAAAGGTACAAAATACTGCAAGCACGTGATCGCAGCCAAAACACTAAAAACCGCAAGGAGAAAAGCATATGGCACAAATTAAATTTTGCCCGGTCTGTGATGACCCCTTTGAGGGGAGATCAGACGCTATTTTTTGTTCCCCAAAATGCCGGACGAAGGCGCACCGGCAGAAAAAACGGGAGGAAAAAGCCAAACAATGGCTTGATCAGACGACACCAGAGATCAGAGAAGATTTTTACTTGATCCGTAATTACTCAGACTATGCCGCTCGACTGATTGAAATAATTTCAGAGAAACACGGCAGAGAAGCCGCCGAGCTTGCCACCGTAGCCGGCCGCGCCATCATTGACGAGAAATTAATTTTGAGATAAACCCAACCGCGCACGGCCGACGCACACCCAGACCCACCCGCGCCGGCCGTGCTGCACCATTAAGGAGAGTTAAACCATGACAAACCACGAACACAAAGCAGACTTGATCGCCGAGAAGTTGACAGAAATCACCGGCAGCCAGTGGGAACAAGTCCCCCCAGAGGAAAACAGCCCCCACGCATGGGTTAAGGTGATAACAAACGGGAATTTGACGCTTTTCCTGAATTTTGACGCATACGAAAACAGAGGAAAGGAAATGATCAAGGTGAGCGGGAAATACCGAACCCCCGCAGACTACCCGCAGCCAATGATCGACATACCCGGCCCCGTCAACATATCCCAAAACAAAACACCCGATCGGATTGCCCGCGATATTATTAGAAGATACCTGAAACAATACGAAAAGGCGGAAGCAAAAAACCGACATTTGATCAGCCAACACGAGGCCAAACTAGCCCGGCAGCGTGAGATCGAGACTTTGATCCAAATGAGCCTACCCAATTCCCACTTTGCCCAAATGCCCGGAGGATCAGACCGGCACATAACCGCCGGGAAATATGGCGGAACAATGATCCGGATTGAACCGAATCACCGAAAAGACGGAACAAAGGCAACTGTGATCTTGACCAACGTTGAGCAAGATCGCTTGTTTGAGCTTTTGGCCGTTATGCGCGGCATCTTTTCATTTTGAGGCCAAAATCCCCCGCTTGGCAGTAGCCAGGTGGGGGATTTTTTTTGTTGGGGAAAAGGGGGCGCACCCCCTTTTCCCCAAGCCCCATATCCCCCTGCCCCTTGGGGGAGATTAGGGGGATAATCCCCCTTTCCCCCAAACCCCCTTCACCCCGTACATGGGACGGTCACATGATCCAGTTTCATTTATTTAGTTGACAATACAAGCTAGATGTGCTAATGTATTAACAGTGCGGAGCGCACAACATTCTATTCAGTAAGGAGAATTAGCATGTTATTAGACAGAACGACACAAGAAAGGCAGCATCCGGCCGCCGTAAAAAACGAATTGTGGGGGAACGTGAACCGGCGTGCATACAAAAACCGGCGTGCATACAAAGGGGGAGGGGATGAGTAACACGACAGAGAAAATTATTAGGCTGCTTGAGGAGCAGCCCTATGCCGGATATGCCGAAATAGGTCGGGATGTTGGGGTAGGCCGTGAATATGTCCGGCGTGTGGCCGTTGAGCACGGCTTGACGCACGCAGCTAGAAAAGCGGCACAGGTTGAGGCAACACTCAAAAGACTAATCCAGAAAAACCTGATCAGATTTTTAGGCAGTATCAGCGATGAAGAGCTGGCAAAGCATGTTGGTAGCCCAGTGGCCGCAGTCCGCGACTTGCGTAAGCGTTACGGGCTGGCCGGAACGGTAAAACTACCAATAGGTTGTAGAATCTGCGGGGTGAACCCGTATGCCGACGGTCTGTGTCGCGCTTGCTACGAGCGCGACCGGCGGAAGTCCGGGAGAGTGACCATACGTGTTCAAGTTGAAGATGAAGGGTTGTCTAGATATTTTGCAAAGCTTTTTGCAATCGTCCGCTTGGACGATGAGACGCTGGACATGGACGATGCGGCAAATGGCATTATTGCTGCATTACAACAGGAATTTGAGCGAGCCGCATTTGAGTATGACGGCCGTGATCATGATGATATTTTAATATTCGTTTCGTTGGACTGAGTTTAGTTTAAGGAGAATTGCTATGAAATTTTATGCTAATTTTATTGAAGCAGCGCGTTATGCACTGAAAAAAAATCTACCTTTATGGGACACGCACGACTTATCATATAGATATGCCGTAGGGTATCCAACCATTGAGGATGAGGAAAATGAGACAGAATGGGAAGAAATTCCCGGCCATGTTCTCAAAACAGAGCTTGAAATGCACGAAGGAGAATAGCCGTGAGAATTAAAGTGAGCCGCTTAAACGAGGCGGATTTTTACGAGATAGTGAACAATGCACAGCACCTGTCCTGTGAAGTAAGCATACCCCATATACTTGATCAAATTGGGGAATTGCTAGGCGTATTCATTGAGCAAAAGGATTATGAAGCTAGTTTAGTCGAGCTATGGCCTACATTCAAAGAGAATGACAAGAAAATACTGGCATCTATTTACGTACCCGACGACTTGATCGCGGACGAATACTGGATAATACAGCAAATGATACATGACCTTGAGGATGAGCGGAGCGAGCTTAGGGAGCGTATTGATCAAGTTGAAGAAGCATTAGGTAAGCTTAAGCTTGTAAAAGCAAGAAACCTGATAGCCTTGAGAGGTGGAAAATGACACATTACGTTATTCAGTATCGTTATTCAGTATTTAGATAAATATTCAAGCCCTCACATTGAAACCGTTGAGGCGAATAGTGTGAAAGGCGCAATGATTGGGCAATACGACAACGCCCCGGAGGACTGCCGTTAGGCAGTCCTTTTTTTTTGCCACTTTCTTGACTATAACAAACAATACCATCATAATGAAATCATATACCTGTCATTACTTCCCATAGTCACCAACGGGGAAAGGACAGGCGGACAAACCACAGAAAACTGAACAAAACGGCATACGAATGGACGACAATACATATAATGGGGAAGGGGCAGAATGGATGGAGGCAGTAAGCGGTCAGCTTGACCGTTTGCAAGGCCACTGGAAACAGAGGTCAACCATCCTAGCGATTCTAGCCGCCGAGGTGACCGGTCAGGCATGGGATAAAAAGGAATTTTGGGGGAGGAGTGACACGGCCGCACGTTCTACATACTACAAATGGACGGCGACAGACCCCGTATTTTCGGCAGTCCTACAGGCTTGCCGAACGGCCGTGCAGAATTGGCGCAGCGACCGCGCCTTAAAATCAATTGCAGAAGCACAATTAATTTTGCAAGAGGCAGGCCCAGAGGTGGCACGGCAACTAGTTGCATTGGCACTAGGCAGCCGGTCAGACCACGTGAAGGTGCAGGCCGCATTAGGCGCACTTGACCGGATGCACCCCGACACGGCCGCAAAACAAACCCACATGATTAGTCCCGACGTGATTAATGCCACGCTTCACCAAATTTACGGCGATGATGAAAGCGAGTAGCCAGCGTGACTTGTTGCTGAGAGCAGCAGAAGAAGCAAAAAAAGCGGGTTGCCCAAAGAGCCAGGTCAAACGCTTTTTTGAGGCGGGATATATCCCGCAGCCACAGCAGTGGCAGTTTCACGCGGCGGCCAGAGCCGCCGACAAGCCCGACGGCCCAACAAGAATAGCGTTGGGCGGGGACAGGGGAGGGGCAAAGAGCCATGCTATCATTGCCCAAATTTTCATAGACGACATGCAGCGATACCCCGGAATCTACGCGCTTTATTTGCGTAAAGTGGGGAAGGCCGCAAGAAAGGCGTTAGAGCAAATCAGGGCAAAAACATTTGGGACGTTGCCACACAGGTTCAACAGCAATGATGGAACTGTGAGCTACCCAAATGGCAGCAGTGGCGTAATTGGTCACTTTCGTACCGAAAGCGACATTGACAAATATGTAGGCCTTGAGTTTCCAATCATGGCACTGGAAGAAGCCACGCAGCTACCAAAAACGGCCGTTGACTTGCTCTTTGGGTCAAATAGATCGAACCTACCGCACGTCCGGCCGAGGGGATATTTTGGAGCAAACCCCGGCGGCATTGGTCACCAGTGGTTTAAGCAGCAATTTGTAATACCCCACCGGCAGCACAAGCAAAAAGAAACCTATTTCATACCCGTATCATGGCGACAGAACGCATTTATAAGCCAAGCGTACATTAATTATCTCAACAGCTTGACCGGCATTTTGCGGGAAATTTGGCGTGATGGAAATTGGGACGTAACCGCAGGCAGTTTCTTTACCAACTGGAGCGAGGATATACACGTCATTGAGCCATTTGAAATAACCCCGGACATGCCAGCGTGGGCAAGCATGGATTATGGATATACACACCCAACGGCCGTGTATTTCCATGTAGCTTGGCAGGGCATCATTTACACTGTTGTAGAGCATTGTCACGCACGCCGCTTACCAGAGTGGCACGCGGAAAAAATACACCAGCTTAGCAGCCAGGTCTTAAAGCGACCTGTCAGCGACCTAATATCATTTGTTGCCGGCCATGATATTTTCGCGCAGCGCTGCGACGCGGAAGGGCGCACCGTCGCCGACCAGTATGCCGCGCACGGCATACACCTATCACGAGCGAACATTGACAGGCAGGCCGGAGCAGCCGAGATGTTGAAACGGCTTGGAAGCAAAGACGACGGCATACCCCCCACGTGGTATATTTTCAAATCATGCACGCAGCTAATTAAAACAATGCCGCTTATGCAAACAGACCCCCGGAGGCCGGAGGATGTTTTGAAAATGGACGCAAGCGAGACCCAAGACGGGGATGATCCATACGATGCAGCACGCTATGGCATCATGGAACGGCCGTTACAGGCCAAAGAGAAAAACGAGCAATTTATGATGAGCTACTAATTATAAAATGGAGCAAGACCAATGATACTACCTGAGCAAGTAAATCTGGCAGAAGTGGCTTTTTTAGCGTTCAAAGAGGCCGAGGAACTAGAAACGCAAAGCCGCGTCGTTTTGGCCCGCAAGCGGGACGACACAGCAATGAGCCAACAGCTAGCGGCGGCAATCGCCGCCGACCTGTCCGCAACCCCATCAACCGAAGTTGATGGAATCAATTTAGCGCACATTGTGAAACGGAGTGTGGCAAACAGGCTGAACTTGCTTGGCTTTACGGCCGACAGCGAAAAAGCGCAATTATGGGTAGATGAACTGTTTGAAAGAGGGAATCTTAATGCTATTCAATACGACGTGATTGAAGCCGCATTAAGAGACGGGGAAGCAGGTATCATTGTTGATTATGATGAAGAAGCCCAGTCCTTTAGATTCTATCCCCACCAACGGTTTACGGCCGTTGAAGTAGGGGGAGATGGGGAGGGCATACGGCCGTACTACAGAAACAACGACCCAAACCAACCCTTGCAGGCCATCGCGAAGCGATGGACAGAAACCACTTGGAACAAAAGGAAGCCTGAGACCGCGCAACGACTAACGTTATACATTGCAGAGCAGCCAGGTTTACCAGCCAGAATTGAAAAATATAAAATGAATAACGCAGGGGCATGGCAGGAACATCAAGACCCAAGTGACCCCACGTGGCCGCTTTGGTGGACGGATACCCGCACAAAACGAGGCCAATCGCTACCCATCCCCGCCATCATTTTTAGCACCCCAGACCGGCAGCCAATCAGCCGCCGGATTCTAGGCCTACAGGCCGCAAGTAACGAGCTACTTGCAACCTACTTGGGGGCAAGTAGACTATCCGCATATCAAATTTTGGTTGCCTTTGGTTGGCTTCCCACAACGGACGGCAAGCCGCCCGCCGAAGATGGAAGCAATCTTCTCAAGATACGGCCGCGCCAAATTCTAGGCGCACCGAACAAACGGCCGTCAGAGGCCAGCTTATCAGCTATCCCGGCCGGAGATACAAGCGGGCTGCTGGACGGAATCGACCGCCTGAACGTATGGGCTGCACTTGTCGCAGGGATGCCCGTAAAAAATTTCATTTTTTCACGCAGCGCAAACAGCGCACAAAGTTTAAGGCAAGGCGAAGCAGAGTTAGATGCAGAAGTGAATAAGCATCAAAGTTACTTTGGCGGCGCATGGAAATTACTCGCCGCGACATGCGCGGCCATAGCAGCCGCTTACCAATCCCTGCCAACAGAAATTGAAGATGCCATATTCACCCCCCTGTTTGCCCCAAAGGAGAAGCAAGGTGACATCCTGAACGACGTTCAGGCTATGAAACTGGCAGGGATACCGGATGAAATTATTTGGCAGCGTATATTGAATTTACTGCCAAACGAGGCAGAACAGGTACAGAGGATTGCAGATGAAAACAGCCAGGAAACAGCCGGAAGCAACAATACAGCCAACGAAACAGGAGCTTAAATTACTAAGAATCCTGAGAGAGCAGGGGAATACCGGCAGGGCTGAAACGATTGTAATACGAATTGTACGCACCCATGCAGGCTTAACATACCAGCTAAATACATGCGTACAACGTGGATTAATCCACGTTGACAACCTGATGCAATCACCTTAAACTATATTGAAACCCCATATCACACGCTACGGCGGCGCATCCTGAACGAATCAGATGCGCCGCCGTTTGCGTTTACGCAACCAACGGCGGTAAACGTTGAGAAAAGCGAGGTAACTAATGCTAAACCTATTTTATGATGCACCAAACGAAGGCAACGGCGGCAGCCAGCCACCCAATGACCAAAGCAACGAAACAGGCGGAAACAACGGGAACGCCCCCGGATTAACACAAGAGCAAATTAATGAAATCATTGGGCAACGCGTTTCACGCGCAAAGGAAACGGCAGTGAAGTCTCTTTTGCAATCATTAGGCGTTAACACGCCAGATGAAATTAAAGCTGCAATGGACGAACTAAACACGCTCAAAGGTCAACAGCTATCAGAGCGTGAACGGCTTGAAGCAAGAATCAAAGAGCTTGAAGAAGCCGAGGCTGAAAAGGCCAGGTTGCAGCAGATTGCAGAAGCCGCAAAAGAAACAATTACTGCACAATTGGAAGCAATGAAGCAGGAAATAACAATCCCGGATTATTTAGAGCCATTGCTAGCAAACATGGATGAAATAGAGCAACTACGTTACCTAGCACAAAATAAAGCAAAATTATCCAAAATACCGCTAGGTGACCTGAACGCAGGTCAGCGCGGGAAAAACAGCACGCAAACACCAGAGCAGCGAGCCGAGGAATTAAGGAAACGATTTTCCGGCTTGCGCTCATTAAGATAGGAGCGAACTAATGGCAACAATCACTTACACAGCCGCCGACGTGGACGCAGCCCCAAACGCGACAGTGGTACGCGGGAAACTTGGAGAGGCAGCCACCACAGGCGACGCGCTTTACTTGAACAGCGACGGCCGCTTTTACAAAGCGGATAGCGCAGCAGCCGCAACCGCGAAGGCACGCGGCATTTTAGTTGGAGGCCAGCAGGGAACAAGCTACCCCGCAGGCATGGACGTGGACGTATGCGTATACGGCCGTGTACTTGGCTACAGTGGCATGACCCCCGGCGGCAGCGTTTTTGTGACCAGTGCAGGCGCACTTGACCAAACCGCCCCTGCGGCAGTGGGGACATTTACATGGGAACTGGGTTGGGCATTTTCCCCAACCGTTGTTTTTGTCGCGCCGCAAAACAATGAGCCAACCGCGAACTAGGAGATATTGAACATGCTTAACTTGAAAAACATTGCATTACCCGCAGGTTGGGACGCGGGAGAAATGGCACGACTAGCCCTATCCGACGGAGTAACCTATGAGACATTGGTGCAGGATATTGACGATGCGTTACAGCTCGCAGCGACGGATGTGCTAAACAGCTACGTAGGCCGCTTGATCCATGTAACCACAGAAACGGCCGTTGAATACGCGGCAGCCGGAAGTAAAGGTTTTGAACGACGCACAGAACGAGCAACCGGCGACGGCCGTCGCCCCAAGACGGCCGGTCATATGCTACCGTTGGTATCCTATGACCATCCGCTTTTCTGGACATTTGATTATTTAAGAAACGCACGCAGCGCCCAAATTTACCGCGCTGTTAGCGACGTAATCACCAGCACAAAAGAGATTATTGAAAAATCTGTGTTCGAGCGGCTTTTTAAGATGGAAGAAGAAACCGGCGAGGCATTTGGCTTGGGTGCAGGCGGCTTTTCTGTGCCCTTTGCCGACGGCGGCGCAGGTACAATCCAGTACACACCACCCCCCGCACCAAGCCGGGGAGGGACGTTCAGCGCGACGCACAATCACTTTTTACGGCTGAACGGCATCAATCAAACAAACTTGGAACAAGCCGTCATGCACCTTTGGGAACATAACATTGACGGCCCGTTTGATCTTGTTATCTCGCTTGCCGACATCACAAGCTGGACAGACACCGCCAATGTAACCGGTTTTGTACTACGACCAGATGCAAACGTCACATACGGCAGCAGCGAAACGCTTGCCAACATTGATGATGTTTACATTGGTGGCGTAAAAACACAATATGGCTTTGTTCGTATCTACGCCAACGGCCGTGTACCTAGCGGATATTGGGCAGTGACAAAGACAAACAACGTGGACGACCCAATGAACCCGCTATGGGTGCGCACCAGAACCGGCGTGATTGCGCCCCAACTTGTCGTAGAAAATGTGGGACATTTTCCATTACAAGGCGCAATTCCCATCCTTGACATGGGGGCAGGTGTTGGAGAAAACCGAGTGGCAGCCGTATGTGTGCAAAATGCCGCAAGCGGCACATACACAACCCCCGTAATTAGCTAACCCCTATCCTCTCTTTTCTTGCCGGGGCAGGTATAAGACCACCTGCCCCGGCGAAGGCGGAATAATGGCACGAAAGAAAAAAACTGTAAATTTTGAACCCGGTCAAACCGTTGAGAATCACGATGGTACTTACATTGTGACCACAATTGGACTGCCAAACACATGCAGCGTCACCGGCGAGCCGGTAACAGACGGCTACTGGCTGGCAAAATCGCCAGACCACGCCCGCGCCGGTCATGGAATATCAAAAGCGGCTTTTTTGAAAATGACCCCAGAGCAACCAGACCCGGATGAAGAATAATGCCCATTGAAACAAGTCTGGCAACGGATATAGGGAAAGTGCGCCTGTTTATTGGAGATACAACAGACGGAAAAGGCGTAAAACCGGATGGGAGTAACTTCACGGACGCGGAAATCACCGCTTTTCTGAATATGGAAGATAACAGCGTCCACAAAGCGACCGCAGCCGCTTTTGAGGCCTTGTCTGCAATGTGGGCAGCCCTAGCGGGCAGCCACAAAACCGGTCCGCAGTCAGACACGAACGACCAAGCGGCACAATACGCCTTTCTTGCAAAAATGTACCGGGAGGAATACGGCTACACCGCAGACAAAGCCGCAGGCTTTTCAGCAAAAGTAATGGCCGTATGACAGTTTCAAACCGATATACCCAAACATGCAGCATCATAGAACCACCAAAGGCAGGCCGCACAGGTAGCACAACAATAGCCACAAGCGTCTTATGCACCTTTCCCTATCCAGCAAATAACAGCCGTTGGGCAATGGGCAGCGACTTTAGAGGCTTTGAAATTCACTTGGATACCACAGAAACGGCCGTTACCCCCGGCATGATACTGGAAATGCCAACGGGTAAATTTATTGTTGAAAAAGTAAATCTATGGCCCAAATTCACAGAGATTCTTGCAAGGAATGTAAATGCTTGACGCAAAGCTAGAATTTATTGCGGGAGTTGCACTAGAAAACTTGTCCACACTTGGAATGGAAATGGGAAGCCACGTTTCAAGAAACGCGCTTGCAAGCCAGAAACTTGCAGAATACGCCCGCGCAGTATCCGAAAACGGGTTAAAGTTGATCGAGCTATACATAGCAGAAAAAGCCGCGCACATTGTGAGCGGCTTGACACCCGTCGTCAGTGGCAGCCTAGCGAGCGCACACGCGCCATTCCAAGTAGACAATGAAACCTATGTCGCAATCAACCCCGCAGCAATCAACCCAACCAGCCCTGAACGGCCGTTTCAATATGGCCCGAAAGTGCATGAAATGGGAGGCGTAAGCAGGAGTGGGCACAGACGTGATTTTTACAATCACTTACTTGAAGAATTTGGTGACGACCTGATCGCAGCCGGAAAAGAACAGCTAGAGATCAGCTTAGGAGTTGCGGCCTGATGGGAAAAACGCAGGAAGCCGTTACAGCAACAAAGAACTTTTTAGAGCTTAATTTTATGAACCCACCAGCAGGCTACAATGTGCCCATAGCGGCCAGTAACATTGTAGCCGGTAAAATCGCGCCCAGCCCGGAAACGACGGCAGGCGCACAATCACCTAACTGGATAATCGTTTACGGTCTACCCGTGACGATTGTCAATTATGTGCCAGGTGAGATAGAAATTAAGCCCAATATAGCAGTATCCTTAATCTCATTCGCCAACGACGCGACAAGCCGCGCCGAAGCGGAGAAATGGATTAATGATGCAGAGGAGCTAACAGCAGCATTATTACCATTCGGACTATTCCCAGATGAATATAAAGTCATCTCAATTAAACGAGACCAAGACCCGTTTTATTGGGGAATCGCACGCACAAGCTATCTTAATTTTTCAGTGGAGAAATACACATGAGCAAAACCAAATATGATCCAAACGGCGAGTACATTTGTGTTAAAGGTGCAGTTAGCATCAAGCACAAAAACGGCCGTACCATCATTGCTGCAACCGAAACCGACGTGACCGGCAAACCGGTCACGTTCAAAATGCCACACCGAACACCAGAAGAAATCCAGTATTTAGTGGAAGCAGTAAAGGTAATCAAACCCGCACCCGCAGGAGGTAAGAAATGAAAACAGCTAACGCAGTAAGCCCACGACGGCCAAAAGTCGAAATAGTGATCACGAGTGCAATTAAAACCGCGCTTCCATCAATGTTTCCAACGACAGTCCCACCAGAAACCATTGACCTGTCCCTAATTTTCAAAGGAAATTCAGGCGGCGGATTGACCCGTACCATCAATCGGGAATATGTTGCAGGCGACGACGCGCCGATACTGGACTACGATACCCGAATTGAAGTAGGGGAAAACACACTTACATTTTTGTACACTAACGGCAAAGAAACCGTTGGAACTGATAACGTTGACCCATACGACCTGTTTTTCAATTTGATTAAATACACGGCCGCCGACCTGCCATTACAGGTAATTGTCAGCCCGGCAGGGGGAAACGTTGGTGATCAAGAATTTATCAGCGACCCCAATCAAACATTTATCCGCAGCGTAAGCGAACCCACCGTAAGCGTGGACGCAAGCGGTAAAGTGCAATTTACTGTGACGTACTGGACGAGTGACGTAACAACTGCAACCGTAGCGTAATGTAACAAGAGGCCTGCCCGTGAAATACCGGGCAGGCGAAAAAAACATGGAACTGAAAGCACCAAAAGTAGCATTTGAACCCAATGAACCGTTGACCGCGTTACACGTTGATCAATGGTGGCGACGTACCCAAATCGTGACACAAAAGGCCGGAGAACTACCCGGAAACCTGTCCCACGAATCCCATCCACAATTTTTGTGGGTGTGGGTTAGGACAGCATTGGGCACGTTTACCATTGACGGGAAGCCCGTTACTGAAGATGAAATTGCCAATCTGGAATACAACCCATTGGCATTACAGGGGATGCTTGAAGTCACCGAGCCATACATAGAAGCTATTTTCTCGAAAAAAAAATAGCGATTGCTATGCGGGATCACTTTGATGATCCCAACTTTCCCCCGCCTTGGACGTGGGAACTTGTGATCTATCACATGAACCTTGAAAACGGTTCATTTATCCAGTTTCCCTATGAAGGAAACTGGAGAGATAATTACAAGTGGCTTGACCTAATGCGCTGGACGTACACCATTTGGCGACACTGCCAACAAGTGAAGGCAGGGGGAACGTGGACACCCCAAATGGTACAACTGGAAGGCCTATTAGATGAATGGCGGAACGGCCGACCACAAGCCCCAAGTAACTTTGAATTATGGATAAAAAATGAGCGAGAACACGCTAAGGTTTAATGTAGAGGCCAAATACAGAGGACGCGGCTTTGAGGCCGCCCAACGTGCTGCACGCGAATTTGAGGACGGCTTAATCAGCCTAAGCCGCGAATTACAGCAGCAAGCCGCAGCGTGGAAAGAAGCAAACAGCCGGACAATCGCTCTGAAAACATCTTACAAACAGCTACAACGTGAAGGGTTTACACCGGCAAGCGAAACGTTACAAGACCTGTCACGCCAAATCAACGAGGCGCAAGAGGCCGAGCATGTTTTAATCAGCGAAACACGCAGATTAATTCAGGCCAATGAGGAAGCCGCGCAGGGAAACGACCGCGCAGCCGCTTCATTGGCTGAGTTAGGCGGACGACTGGACTACGCAGAAGCAAAAATTACAGGCCTAACCCGCGCACAGAAAAACGCGAACCAAAATGCTAAGGAGCTAACCAAAGCAACTGATCGCGTAGGGGATGAAATGGCGCAAGTGGGCCAGCAAACCCAACGCGCCGCAGATGGGATTGATCGCGTAGGGGATGAGAGCAAACGCGCCGCAGATGGAATTGACAGCCTAAACAGTAACCTAGCAAAAATTGGGATAGCGGCAAATGTCGTTGGGGACATGCTAACCGATGCTGCTTATGCAGCCGTGCAATTTGCAAAAGATTCTAACCAAGCATTTTTAGACTTTGACCGAAGCAGCCGCGAAATTTTTACGCTTTTGCCAGAGGCAAGCGTACAAATGCGCGAAAGTCTAACCCGTGACGTACAACTATTGGGCACGGAGCTTGGGAGATTGCCCGAAGAAATGTTACCGGCCGTATACCAAGCACTGTCAGCAGGTATACCAAAAAACAACGTATTAGACAGTGTTGAAACAGCCAGCAGCGCAGCCCGCGCAGGTGTAGCCGAATTAAGCGAAACGCTTGCAACCGGCGTGGGCATATTGAACGCTTACGGCCGCCCCGCAACCGAGCTTGAAAATGTTTATGATTCTTTGTTTTTCTTGATTAAAAACGGCGTGATAACAATGCGTGACCTTAATGCCACCATGAGCCAGGTCACTAGCGTAGCAGGTGAGGCAAATGTACCCATCGAGGACATCACGGCCGCGCTTGCCGTAATGACAAAGCAAGGCGACAGCGCAGGCGAAGCAACGGAACTTTTAAGCCTGCTTATCACACAACTTGCTACGGACGGAACGCAGCAGGCGAACGCTTTTGCAGAGGCCGCCGGACAATCATTCAGAAGCTACATGGAACACGGCGGCAGCTTGGCAGGCGCACTAGAAACATTGCAAGCCCACGCTGAAAAAACAAACGTGAGCTTAGGCACAATGTTAAGCGGCGGCAGCCCATTTTTCCGAGATACCCAAGCAGCCCGCGCAGCAATGGAGCTTACAGGCGTTCACATGCAGGAATTTGCCGACTTGACCAAAGAAGCCGGTCAAGTAAGCGGCACAATGGCAGTGGCAGCCGCCGAAATGGGGGAAGCCGCCGAAATGAGCAGCTTACGCGCCAAAGCTGCAATGGAAGAATTTAAGATTGAGTTAGGTGAAACGCTTAATCAGGGAATGATCCCGCTTTATGAAAATGCTACAGAATTTTTAACGATTCTAAGCGGAAATAAAGCAGGGCAGATAGACGCAATCAATGAAAGTATGATTGCAGCAGCCAGTAACAGCCAGGAGCTTGCAGATGCCGGTAAAAATATCGCCGACGCATACGACATAGCGACCGGCAGCATGATCGGCGTAATTGGAACGGGTAAGGAAGTCCGGCAAGAGCTTACAGCCGGAGCAGAAGAAACCATACGCGCACTTGCCCAACAAGCAGGAAGCCTTGAGGAATTTAGAACACTTTTGGCCGACATGGGCACAATGGGAGCAGAGAGCGGCACTTTTGCGCTTTTGGCAGGCTTTGAATTTAATCCAGAAGAAATTTTTAAGCAAGCGCAGCTTGACAGCGTAAACAACACGCTGCAAGAAACCGACCAACGAATGATAGCATTGGGCAATACAATGGCCCAAATAGCAGCACCGGAACTACCCGACCCAAACTTATTAAGTCAAATTGCTATAAATGCACTGGACGTATCCAGCGCATTTACCTATGGCGATGAAGCCATAGGCGCAGGCCTAACCGACGCGGCGCAGCTTGCAAGAGACACGGCCGACGAATTAATAGCAACCAGCGAGGCCATTGCTACAGTATCAGAGGAGCGAGCCGCCAGAATTGCAGCAGCCGCGCAAGCGGAACAAGCCGCCATAATGGAAAACAGGCAAGCCTATGGCAGCTATGTAAATGCTGCATTAAGCAGCACTGAAACTGAAACAAATTGGATTGATGTACTCTTTCAATCCGCTAACGCGGAAGGGATAAGCCAAGCCCAACGACTGGCTTTAATGGCGGCCACTGGTGAATACGACGAGGCCGCACAAAAAGCAATCTTGACACAAGCGGCAATGAAAATAGCCAGCGAGGAGCTTGCAACCGCGATTGCTAACGGGGAAATCACCGTCAGCGATGCAGTAACCGCATTAAACGATTTTCAAACAGCCCTTGAAGATAATTACACTGTTGAATTTAACTATGACGACTTGATTAATGGGACTAATCAAGCAGCCACTATGAAAGCCGCCCTGCTGGACGCAGCAGGAGAATACAAAGCGACATTTACAACCACTTATGAAACCATACACAAAGATACCGGTACAAAAGGCGGAGCAACCGCACTTAGCACCGGCGGCACTTTCCAGCCAGGTGAATGGCTTATTGTCGGAGACGGCCCCGGCGGTCAAATACTACCAACAACTGAATTAGTTGTGTTCGACCGACCGGGAACTGTATTCAACGGAGCAGAAACAAACCGGATGTTTAATAATGCTGCTGCTGGCACACCAGCGCAGGCCGGTATACACATTGACAATATCAGTATCATCATGCCGAACGGCAGCACACCAGAAATGGCGGCAGCCGCAAAGGACGGGACGATACAGGCACTAAGGGAAGCCGGGTTAACATTATGAGAGGTTATCTAAAATCTTTTGGCAGCATCATTTTACATGATGGAACAAGCCGCTTTGCTAAGGAAGTGAAGATTGCAACAAGAGCAGCAACCTTCACACTGGTTAGAACCGCAGCAGGCGGATACTTTGACCCATACGGCGCAAACGACGCGCCTACCCAACTAAATCAAATTCAAAGCACCCACCTATTGAAATTTGCGTCGCCATCTTCACTTAATTTGGAAATTGCGACGTTAGAAGCCGCAATAGGGACACGAGCAACGCTTACAGCCGTCCAGATGGACGGCAGCCCGGATCAAACTTGCCAAGCCCGTTTGATCCAAATGCAGCGCGGCAGCCCCAAAAACAGCAGCCGAAACGAACAGATAACATTGACGTTTCAGCCAGTAACAGAATGGGCATAATATGGCATTGTCATTCACAAACGCAACGGCACAGGTGTATACACCGGCCGCAATTGCAACCGGAACACCTACCGCAACCATATCACCGGTAATAGCTGCAACTGGCACGCATTACGGCAATCGAATTGGTAACGGCCGATGCACAATACCAGTGGCAGCCACAAATAGCAGCGAGCTTAAAAAAGGCAGATTTTTGCGAGTGACCACGCAATCAGCCGAAAGCGGCTTATTATTTGTTTGCGGCTTTTACATTCAAGATGTTGAAATACGCTTTGCCGAAGGTACGGCCGTTTACGACCTTTCAGGCCCCGACCAATTAGCCGAACTATCGTACCGGCGAATTGGTTACGGATTAATCACAAACGCCTTTGACATCCTGAACAATGAACCCAACTGGACATTTTTTAATACTACCTTGCCCCCTGTTTACATTGCTGGAGATAATCAAACAATCTACGACGCATTGAAACAGATGGAAGCCCAGACCGGCTTACGCTTTGCCATGCAAAGCTACGAAACCCCATCAACCCGGCAAATTATCTTTTTTGAAGATGATAGCCAAGTCCCATACATCACGCTTACAGATAATGCACCCGAAAACGACCCGATACAGAACCCGATTTTTACACTAACAAGACGGGACAACACGGCCGCACCCGTGACCCGCTTATATGTATTCGGGGCAGGTATCGGAGCAGACCGCGTGAAAATCACAGAGGCACAGGGACTTGTAACCCCACCAGCAGGATATTCAGTAAGTTGGGCTGCTTCATTAATTACATATGATGCAGCAGAAGCCGCAGGAGCGACCATCATTGAGGATGAAAAAACGTTCGGCAGCATACGGCCGATAGACGACACAGCCGCAGAGAAACAAAACGCGGCAGTTAGTCTATTTAATGCTGCAATCAATTACATGCAAGAAATCAATGCCCCGGATGAAATACTTACAATTGAAACACGCTGGCATACAGGTGACGTTTATCCCGGCATGAAAGTGAATGTTTACCACAATTCACCTTTATATGGCGTGATAAACGCAGGGTTTACCGTGCAGCAAGTAACCTATGAGCTATCACCACAAACCGCATGGAGAAAGGTCACTTTAATTTTGTCCAATGTCGTGAACAAAATTATTGAGGGCAGCGACGCAGTTGCCGAGATATTGAAAAAACACGAAGCGCAGCTAACAAGCAGCAGCGCACCGGCAACCGGCAGCCCAACAACCACCCCCATCAACCATGACCAGCTATTAGGCCTACTCGACGACGACCATACGCAGTATTTACGAGCGGACGGAGGAAGGATTTTAGTTGGTCATTTAAGCGTGGGGGCAGGATATACCATTGACGGCGTAGACGTTTCTCAATTGAGTGACGACTACACAACACACGTAAGCAGGCCGGACGCGCACCACAGCCCCGGCACACTTACGGTCACATCAACAAACAGCACGGCAGGCGGCACAGAAACACACGCGATTGCTGCAAGCAGCAACCCCGGCGCAGCCGCCACCATTCTAGCAACCAATGGCGCAGGACAACTAACATTGCAGCGCCTTGACGTGACACAGATCGTCCTAACGGACGAATTAAACGGCAATAAGTATCAATTAATCATCAAGGACGGCCGTTTATACAAACGGCCCATATAAATAAAGGAAGGTGAATCATGGCAGCAGGTGACGTAACAATAACTAATCAGTTAGTGGAAGAAATGGCAACCGCCTTTTTTGGCAGTGGTACATTTAAGGCATCGTTACACAATCTAACAGGCGGCTTCAACAAAGATACAATGAATCATTTTTCAGATGTTACCGGCGAAATCGCCGCAAGCGGGTACACCGCCGGAGGTATCACACTGGTGAATGTTGCAGCCACCAGAGATAACACCAATGACCGGATGCAGATAACATGGGATGCAGCGACCATCACAGCATTAGGCGCAGCAACTATCACCCATATTATTATCAGAAAAGACACCGGCACGGCCGCTACAAGTCCAATTGTGTGCGCCATTGACGCATTAGATTCTAATGGCAATGACTATCAAATCACGCCAGGAGCAAACGGGGTTATCTGGCTTAATTCATTCTAAAAACCAATGCCACAAGTAACCAGACTACCAACCACCGGAACGAGCGACGGCAGCAATGGCGGCAGCAAGGCATGGAGCAATCCATCACGAGTTACCACTAGTGATAATTCGGAGGCGCAAGCAAATCTAAGCCCCGGTAATACAACGCACTGGCTTAGAGCAGGCGGCTTTGATTTTTCTGTTATCCCCGACACCGCAACCATCAACACCATTAATGTGCGTGCAGAATGTCGCACAAATGGAACTGTATTAGATGTTGATTGCTTACTTGAGTTACCCGCATTTGGCGGAACAGGAACAAACCAGCCAAACGCAGCAACATGGCCGACATTGGCAAATACGTACCATGAACACAGCCACACGGCCGCGCAATGGGGAGGCACGCTAACAGGAAGCGATATAAAAGACCCCGCCTTTTACGTGCTTATATCAGCAACGAACACCGGCGGCAGCAACGCAGGTACACGCATTGACAGCATTGAAGTAGTCATAGACTACACAGAGAGCGGCGGCACACCCGTGACCATCAATGTAACGAATGGTCAGGCAACCGCAGCAGGCCAGCCGCTTGCAGCGACCGGCCCGGCCGTGATTGTATCCACCATCACGGCAACCACTTCAACAACAGGCCAAGCAGTAGCAATAAACCCCGGAACGGCAGCCGTGACCATTAATGTAGCAAATGGTCAGGCAGCCGCAGCAGGCCAACCAGTAGCAATAAGCACCACCGGCCCGGCCGTGACCATTAATGTAGCAAA